GGCCATTCCAATTCACGGCGACGCGCTGCGGTTTGCGGTGCATGATTGCCTTGCAAGTGTCGCAAATCACCTGCGGATTCTCGCTCATTCGGTGTATGATGGTGCGCTCATGGCCGTTTCCGTCAACGTAGGTGTAGGTTGGCATAGCACCCTTTCAAAAAGCGCGGCGTGTTCGTCCGCGTATCGCTTCCAGGTAAATTGCTCGACCGCCGCCCGCCGCTCAAAGGTCGGGGCGATGAAGTTTTCTAGCGCAGCGACCAGGCCCTCGACAGTATGATAAATACAGTCATCCGGGAGTAAGTCAGCGGCGTACCCGACTGGCGGGGCGATAACTGGCACGCCCGCGCTCATGGCTTCCATCACCGTGAGCGGCCCGCCTTCAACGTAGGACGTGACCAGGAGCAAGTCAAGCACACCATAAACATCCTGTAATTCCTGTTCGGTTTTGTTGCCAAGATTGGCAATTGCCGCGCCCGCGTTGCTCATCTTGGTGATGGTGTCATCCCACCCGCCGCCGCAAAAGACGAACTGAAACGGCGTGACATCCATTTTCCAGCACAGGTCAACCAGGATATGGCCGCGCTTGCGTCCGTTTGGCTGTTCGTAACCGATAATGCCGACGTTCTTTCGGCGTGGTGGGTAGTTGCTATGCCCGGCGTAAATCACGTTGATTTTGTCCGGGTCTGCGCCCAGGTCGATGAGTTCCTGCCTGCCCGTCTTGCTCATGGCGACGATAAAATCGGCGCGTTGGACTGCCCATATCAAATCCGGGCGGGCGGACGGGTTCAGGTGGGTGTAGTAAATTCCTTGCTTGCTGCGGGTCTCGCCCATGCCGACCAGCGTATGCCAGGGCATGTGATAATTTAAGTCGGCTTCGTTGTCCGGCTCTGCTCCGATGGTCATGCGCTCAAAGTTCAGGCTTGCCCACTCCATGAGCGGGTCTGATACCCGTTGCATGGCTGCGCTGTGATACGGCTCTACAATGTGGACATGGGCTTTGTTCATAGCGCCGCCCGCGCCTTCTCGGTCTTCTCGAGTTCCTGGCCGTAGACTTCCTGTACTGCCGCGCTCATGTTGGCGCGGTATTCGTCGGTCTGGGTTGTCCAGTCCTGGACGTTCAGGCGGTAGTTCAAAATGTGGTCACATTGTACGCCCGAATCGCCGTAAAGCTGGACGCCCGCAAGTTTGGCGTAAAACGGAAAGCGGATGTCACTACCGACGTTATCGCGCCGCGCCCGATTGGGGCGGATTTCAGCGCGTAGCGTCTGGGCGGCCTCTCGCAGGGCTGGTATCATCACATTCCTGGCGGGCGGGTTGCTGGCGAGTTCTGACAAAATCCCCAGGGCTTGCATGATATTGCGCAAATCGTAGGGATAAACGTCAAGGTCATCTTCGATGATTTCTGGCTCGCCCTTCAAAAACTTGCGCGTTTCCTCGATAACCGAGCGGTGCATGAGCATACAGCCCCAGCCGCTCGCGCCGATTTTGTATAGCGTGTTCGGCTCGATTTGTCCCGTAAACCAGCGGGACGGAATGACGCCGGGCTGCGCGTCGTCAAACCAGATGGGCATAATGGGCAGGCTGCGCCGCAGGTAAATCCCCGAAACGTATGACACGCCATGGGACAACAGGCGTGGCAGGGTATCGCGGGGGAAGGTCATGTCATGGTCGAGCAGCAAAATAAAATCATGCCTGGATTCCATGAATTTATTAATGTGCATCTGCCGGGCTTCAAAACCTTTTGTGGCTGCGACATATTGGGGGTCACTGTCAATCGCCCGGCGCTCCATGCCCCAAATGCTTTTGACGGCTTCAGACGGGATGGTCTCGCCGCCTACAATGCCGATGTACACTGATTGCATATTTTTCTCCGCGCACTCGGAGCGGGGCTGTTTGCGTAGTGCGCCGCAAACAGCCCCGACATCCTACAAATTAAGTAGTGGTGTTCCCGGTCGTGTTGGTCGAGATGTAGCGCGAACCAATACGGATTCCGGTTGAGTTGACCGTGATATACGACGCCAGCGCGCCAATGCGCAGGGCAGGCACAATCACGGCGGTGGAGTTGGCGGTGATTGCCTTCGTCAACCCGCTCGGATAAATCGCCCCGGCAAAGGTTACGCCGGTGCTGTTACCGCTCAGGGTTTGCGCGCCAACGTAAACCTTTTGTTTGGCAAATAGCCCGCGTGGGCTGGATTGGGGATGAGTCATGTCATCCTCCTTTACACGATGTCGCTGAAGAAGTACCCGCAGTCAGTGGCAACGGCTTTCTGATCCCACTGCTCTTTGTGCTTCAGCAAGTCGGCGTCATTCGCGCCGTCACGCCAGCGGGAGATTTGCCCCACGCCGCCGCCCGGATTCCACACAAAGGTATACCCGGCGGACGCATCGAACAAGGACGGCGAACCGCTGGTATAAGTAACCAGGCAGTCATCGTCGATGATGGCGGCAAGGCTGGCGGTCTGGCCTTCGTTGGCGCTGTTGTAGGTGGCTTTGCCGACCAGGTAATTCGAGACGCCAAAGGCTGCGGCGAGTGCGTTTTCAACAGTCGCCAAAGTTGCGGCTTGAACATACTTTACGCGGTCGATGATGTCGGGGTGGTTTACCAAAGCCTGATGAACGATGTAGCCCAGCGCCATCGTGTTACCGTCCATGCCGGTATTGTTGCTGATGGTGCGGCGGGCGGTCAGAACATCGTTAACCGGGTCGCTGCTGGCATAGTCGTCCCAGTCGGTCGCGGTGGTGTTGTCGGTTCCCCACACGCTCGCTTTCATGAAGTCGGCTGCCCAGGCAATTTCCTTGCGGAGTAGGGATTTCTGCGCCAACCAGCGAACGGCGGCCTCGTCGAGCGACATTGGAACCTGCGAATTGGCGCGAACTTCATCGGCAATGGCGTGCGCCAGGGCGTACTGAATGGTCGCGTAAGTGCTGGTTTCAGTCGAGAAGCCAGAGCGGGCAAACTCGGTTCCAGGGGCGCGGACTTTCATTTCGTCGGTGAAAAAGTATTTCTTCGAGAATATGAAGTAAGTGCCGCTGTCCTTGTCCACCGGGACGGCGGGGAACATGCGCCCGGCAATAAAGCGGTCATCGCGCTGGCTGTAGCCAACAAGCAGATTGGTCAGGATGGGGTCAATCGGCTGGACATTGGAGACGGTAGGTTGAGACATTGTATATGCTCCTTTGGCCTAATACCGGACGCCGCCGGGGATGAGCAGGACAGAAACCAGGTCGTTGACGGCGGTCGACGCTTCTAAAGCCTTGCCGAGAATGAGCCGATTATCTGTGGTGGTATCGACAACGGTGCTGGTCGAAGTAACGCCGACAAGCTCGCCAATCGCCAGGTTGGACGTTCCGCACAAGGCTTTGACGACGCCGCTATAAGCGACTTCGGCGGCTTCGCCCGATTTGGGATTGTTCATCAGCACAAAAGCCTGCGTCAAAACAGACGACGCGGCCAGGACGACCTGCCCGGCGGTGGTGGCGAGTTTTACCACCTTGAATTGCGCGGCGCTCAGGTCAGCGCCAGCAACCAAACCGGGGAGGCATTGGTAGTTCGTGGTGTAAGGCATTGATTATTTTCCTTTCTCGAAAAGTTCGGGCTGTTCGCGCTTGACGGCTTCGTAGGCGTCCACAAAATCGGTCTTGTGTTCGGCCTGGTAAGCCTTGATAGCGTTCTCCAGCATTTCGGCGGGCGATGACGGCGCGGGGGCGTTGCTGCCCTGTTCCTGGAATAGTTCCGGGTGCGCGGCTTGCGCGGACAATGCCGAGAAATTGCGCATACACCAGTCGCGCGTCTCGTTGTCCATGCGGGCCAGGTACTCGGCTGCTTCTTGCGCCTTGCCCATCTCGATGTACATGCTGCCGAATTTGTCGCATTGCAATTCGGCGACAATCCCGGTCAGCAGGTCGGCACGCGCTTTCTCGGCCTTCAGGGTTTCGAGTTCGGCGGCGAACTGGTCGCGCTCGCTCTTGAGCGCTGTAAATTGTTCGGCGTCGGTCTCAATAACCTTTTCGGCGCGGCTGAAAAGCGCGGTGAATTTATCCCAAACGGACTCCGGGACATTCACGATGTTTTCTTGGTCACTCATTGGGTTATCTCCGTTTCTTTGCGGCTCAAAGGTGTACAGGGCTGCCGCTTCGCCCAGGTGCGGCGTATGCAATAGCGCATCACCGATAATCAACGGGCCGTAAATCATCTGACCGGTTGCGGGGTCTTCGATTGCTCCATCGTCCCAAATCACCTCCGGGGAATGATAGCGATAGTCGCCGCGCTCAAAGGCCGTCACCCCCTGCTCGGTCAATTCCGGGACGGCATACAGCCCATCTTCGCGGACTTCGAGCGCGGTGATTTGCCCGCCTGCGGGGGTTGCGTCTGCATGGCTGCCCAGCTTAATGGGCGGCTTGAAGTGCGGCAGTTTGAAGGTAAACGCGGATTCGCGGGTAATCTCGCGCCGCTTGCCGCCCTTGTAAATCACGCCAAACGGGAACAGGCGGTAAGCCCCGCCCGCTTGCACGTTCACAAAGTTGTCAATGATGAAAGAAGTATCCATAACAAAAAGCCCGCTCCCAGGTCGGGAACAAAGTCGCAGCCCTGTGAATTAGATTATACTCTCTTTTTCCTATAATTCAACTACTGAATTTTGAACTTCTCCCGGCGTCTTGATAATAATCACGTCGGAGCACAGGCCATTTTTCCGGCCACAGGCGCGGATGAAGGCGATCATCAGCCGCCAACAGATTAAGATAAACCGCGGTCAGTCATTCGCCTTGTCCTTCCATCCATTTCGCCATTGCCCGGCCCAGCGCGTTCCAGACGCGGGTGATTTTGTCTTGTGCTTTCTCGACGGCTACTGATAGCGTCCACCAATGCGCCATGTGCTTGGCCTGCGTGCCGTCCCCAATGACATAAGGCGCGTAATTCAGCCGCGTACCAAATCGGCCCTCCACGCCGCCGCCGATTGATTTTGTCTCGTAAATCTCCGGCTTGCCGCCCGCTTTGCCGCCGGTAACGCCTGCTCCCAGGGTGCGGCCAAGCGTGCCGGTGCGGGTATAGTCCGACGTTTCGGGCTTTGGCGGATACGGCGGGACATTCTCCCACATCACCAACAGGGTCGTGTTCATCGCTTCGCGCATTCCGGCGTCGAGTTTTTCGGGATACTTCTGCATTCGCTCGTAAACCTTTTCGAGCGCGGGGGCTTGGATTTCGATGGTCATGCGAACATCTCCGCAAAGCGCCGTTCGACCGCTTCTTCGCTCACAATCGGCGTCACCCAGCAACGGCAGCGCACATGAGCGGGCGGGTAGGCTGCAATGTCACCGAGCGGTATCTCTGTGCTATCAAGCGGGCCGCAAATCGGACACACCAAATCATCGCGGGCGGTGTTCCACCTGGCCCCGCCTACCACGCCGGTACTCTCCCATGCCTCCCGGTTGCCCTCGGCATAAACGCGGGTGACTTCGGTCGCGGCTATCATCTCGGCGCGCACTGCGCCAAAGATTGGCGCAAGTTGGCTTTCCAAGACATCGAGTTTGTCACCGGTCATAATCCAATCGCCGATAAGTTGCTGCACCTGGCGGCGGGTGGTCTCATTTATCTTCTTAATCCACTCATAGCGATACTGCCGGGCGTAGTCTATCACGGCCTGGTTGACCCAATCAAAATCTACCAAGACTTTGTAAGCGTCAGGCAGTGCCGCCACGCCGCCCGCCACGCCGTTTGTCAGGGCGATAATCAGCAACTCGTCCAGCGCGTCCCATAGTTCCGACTCTTCATCGTCCCAAAAGGACATCTGGCGCGGGTCAGACATTGCGCATCTCCTTTGCCGCTTTCAAGATACGCTTTCTCTGCTCGGTGAAAAAGTCAGTCATGGCATTCTCCCATTGCTTCTCAACCTTGCGCCGCTGGCGTTCGTCTGGCGGATTCGCGCTGAAATACTCGGCTGCCATGCGCTCGGCTTCCTCGCGGTCTTGCTGTTCAGCCTGCGGGAGCTGGCTGGCGCGGGCGCGTATCGCTTCGGCAATTGCCGCGCGTTCCTGCCTGCGCTGTTCCATGTCGGCGGCAAGTTCGTCAGGGTCGCGGGCTGGCAACCCGCCGACCTGCCGCAGCCAGACTTCATCATCCGCCGCCCATGTCACCTTGTCGCCAATCTTTTGCAGGAAGTCGGCTATCTTGGCGGTGTCAACGTCGCCAGCGGGCGAGTGTTCGAGCCGCAGCCCTTCGGCGTCGTAACCGTTTAGGCTCATCAGGGTCGGCAATACTTGCTTGGTGAATGCCTGCGCGATAATGTCGGCGGTGGCGTTTACGCTCATCGTGAAAAAGTCGGTTTGGTCGGATGATAGCGCGAGACTACCAACGCCGTCCATGCCAAGCACCAGGAACTGCGCAAGGCATGACATCAGGATTCGGCTTTCGTAGCGGCGAATGATTTTGTCCGTGTCAAACGCCCGGCTTCCGCCCGTGCTGGCAAGCTCAAAGCCCCAGCCATTCGGCAGGACAAGCCCGGCCTGCTCGTCGTTGCGGATATTGCGCACAATCTTTGCCGCCTTGCGTGCATCGCTGGTCGCGCTGCTTTCGTTGGTGTCAGCGCCTTCGGGTAGGGTGATAACAGGCATCCCGGCCAAGTCGCGCTCTATGCCAATGGCTTCGATTTGCGCGATGTGTTTCTGGTAGTAGTAACTCGTCCAGGCTGTGCGTAAAATCGAGCGACCTTCTGGGTTGTTTCGCTCGATGCGAGTGCGGTAATGCAGCAGCTTCGACATGGGCAGGATTGCCCGATGGCCGGTTTCCGTCACCTGCTCAACGCCTTCGATGTCACCGCGCGGTGACATCAGCCAACGCCAGACGGTATCTTGACCGCGCACCGCTAACTTGTCAATCAGGACAAAGCGCCCAGCACGCTTATAAACCTGCTCGAATAGGCTGTAGCCGAATGGCAACATACCCAGGGCTTCGATGATGTGATTATTCTCGCCGCCTTGCATCCCCGACCATGACAATTTACATATTTCCAGGCGGAGGTCATCTTCGCCGTTGTCGCTGGTAAATTGCCACTCACTGGCGCGGATACTTTGCTCAATAGCAAGCAGCATCGCGCCAATGGTGGGCGAGTTAAGGCGCATCTCGTCAGCGCGCCTGTAGGCTTCTTTCCCGCGCCACTCGCGTAGGAAGTCCTGCTGGATTTGCCCGCTGAACTCAGCAAGGCCGGTGTATCCAATTTCGGTGTAGGGGTCTTGCATCATATATACTCCTTAGTACTTTCTCCATCCGGCGAAGTCGGTATCATCGCGGAACTTGCTTGGTTGTTCGGGTTGGTCGCCCGCGCTACTTGCCGCGCCGTGTTCGACAAGATACGTCATCGCCCAGACCTTCGCGTCAAGCCGGTTCGGGCTGTTGTCGCCCGGCTGCCAGAGACAAAGCTCATCTTCCAGCAGGGCGAATGTCCCAACGTGATGGTCTCTGCCTTTTTCGGCAATCGCGCTTATCGGCTCGGCGCGGGTAGCTTTGCCGCGTGATGCCCAGACCAGCCGCACGGGGACATCCCCAACCGTCTTATCTTTCAGCCGCGCATTGATGACAGCCTGGCGGATAACGCTCTCGACCATCTCGCCGCCGTTGTTTTTCTCGGCCACAATGCAATCGGCCTTGTGGCGGTGGTACGCTGTAATCGCGGCCTGCGCCCATGTCTCGGGGCTGCCCTGTACGCTATCATCGGCCAGGGTGTAATAATCGTTGCCTGCAACGCCCGCCGTGATTATCCCGGCTTCGTCACCGCCTGTTGTGGCGGACGGGTCAACCCCGACTACAACGCGGGTCAGGTCAGGGTGTTTCGTCGTCCGGGCTGCGTCAATGTCTGCCCGCTTCCACAACGCGCCGGGTGCTTCGTCGATGTCTTGCGCGTCAATCTCTTGACGGATTGCAAGGGATGTCATGTCTTGCGTTATTTCAGCCAGGGCAACCGTGCTAATGTGCGGGTTGTCGTGGCTCGAAAAGTGGAAGGCTGCCCAGCGTCCGCTCGTGTCGCTCTTTGCCTTTTTCCACAGCTTGGCCGCGTGCTGCGGGTCACTGGCCTTTGACACGCTGCGGCTGTGCAGGCTCGGCGGGGTGTAGATAAATATTGCGTCGCCGTTATTATCAAGCAGCATGGGCGCGCCGACTTCCGACCAGGCGGTCTCATCCATTAGCTGGTACTCGTCCAGTATCAGGACATCGGCGTAATCGCCGCGCAGGGTGTCAGCGTTCCAGGCGGTCTTGGCGCGGATGCGCTGTTCGGTTCCGCGCAGCTCGATAACGTGGTAAGTCTCGTTTTTGTAATACGCGCCCGCCCGGATGGGTTCATCAAGGGCGCGGGTGACTTCTGTCCAGAACCTGGCGATTTGGTCTTGCGTCGGGGCGGCGTACAATACACGCTTGCCTTCCAGGAATTTCTCGACGGCGAGTATCGCCATGCCGACCGTTTTACCGCCGCGCCGACCAGCGCGCACTACCTTGCGCTTGGCCGGGTTGTCGATAAATGTTCGTTGCTTACTGTGCGGGGTCGGTATCGTTACGTTTACCGTCGGCATATTTCACCACGATTTCCAGCGCCCCGCCGTCCTTGCCGGTCATCTCTACGGGCTGCGGGACTTTGCCATAAGCAATCTCTAAAAATCGCTCTGGGTTTTCCATTGCCAACTTTCGCAATATCATCTCTACCGCCGTCCTGCCCGTTTCGCCCATAGGCTCGTGGCTCAACTTTTGCGCCAGCGCCCGCAACTGGTCAAACGACTTCGGGCGGCCCTTGCGATTAATTCGCGGGTCGCCTTTAACGAAGGGTTTCAAGTTCTGCGGGTTTGCCATTTTGTCACTGTTTTATCGTTGTATACCAAAGAAACGGGCGGTGATTATTCGCTTACGTTGGATGCGGGCGCGGGTCATGGGTATAGTACCTAATCTGTGATAAGTGAGCGTATTTAGATTTTATTACTATTTCTGCAAAACATCATCTAGCGTCAGCCAGTCGTTTTTTAAGTCGCCGCGTTTGCGCATATAATCAATCCAATATTGCGCATCCAGAGAACTGGCCAGGCCATCCGCCTGGAAAAAATAATCTGGTATATACTGGACATCTACGCCTGTACACTTTGCAATAATAGGCTTCGCTTCATCCTGGTTTGCTTCAATATACCTTATGGATTTTAGCGTACCGCGCTTAAACGCTGCGGCCTGCTCCGGGTACGCATTCGCCCAAACAGAATTTATAAAATGAACACTAAACTGTTTTTCTCCAAAGACATCAAGGGCAGTGTACAGGCGCGAGAATTTCCCAGAAAAAACGTTATCGGCCATATTGGTATATGGCTGCATAAGCCCGATAGCGTCAACCGCTCCGGCGTCAAGCGCAGTAGCCTGGTCGCTAAATGGCATCAAGATAAACTCTACGTCATTTTCTGCCATGCCGTTGGACTCGAGGTACATAATCCATGTATAGTGAAAGGACGATTTCCAGAGATTGACTGCGATTTTCTTGCCTTTCAGGTCTTGCGCCGTAATGATTCCAGAATCGGCGCGGACAAAAAACTCCTCAAGCGGTTGGTTTTTTGTTGCGCTCTGAATGTCTGTTATGCCCTTAATCGGAAGGCCAGCAGATGCCGCATTTATAATCGCAAACCACGACGATAAGCCAGCCTCCGCCCTCCCGCTTGCTACTGCCTGAATTGCCGTAGGCCCGCCCAGGGTGTCGCCTAGAAATTCAACGCGCACGCCCTCGGCTTCATAAAATCCTTTTTCGATTCCCACGCAAATCGGGTCGTAAACCTTGAAATTAGCGTAGCGGATAACAGGTATACTCTCGGTCTGTTTCAGCGCAGTACATGACATCAGGAAGAACAAAACCACGAACAAAACGAAAAACTTTTTCATATTCTTTCCCTTTTGATAGCAAAATGTTGAGCGCCAGGCCAACTAAGCCAAGCGTGATAATTCCGAGCGTCACTGCTCGGAAATTGAAAACTTGCGAACTAGACATTATAAAAAATCCCAGCCCGGCGGATGAGCCGAGCATTTCAGCGGCGACAATGCTTATCATCGCCGAGCCAACAGCGGCGCGGGCTGCTATGATTATTTCATCCCAGGCCGCCGGTATGGAGACGATAAAAACGGCAGGAGCATAAGCCAGCCCATCTATTTGTGCGGCGTCGGTTACATCGCTATCTACTGCGCTTATCGCAGAGTAAACACCCAGGGCGAACACGGGGAAGGATGTCCAGAAAATAATGGCCGCCTTTGCCGCTGTACCTATTCCGAGAGCGTAAATAAAAACAGGAAATAGGGCTATTGCCGGAATAGCCCGCAGAAAATCAAAGAGCCAGACAAGCGGCTTAAGCCTGCCCAGGAAAAGTAACACGCCAAACGGGAACCCGGCGACAACTGCCGACGAGAAACCCAGCAGAAAATGAACCGCGCTCGCTGCTATGTGCTCTCCGATTTCGGCTTCCATCCTTTGCCAAACTCCTTTTTACCAGCACGCTTTAGCATGTTGCCGCGCTCGTAGAGTAAATCCACTTCCAGTAGCTCCATGCCCAGGATACGGGCTATTTCTGCATCTTCCAGTTTTTGTGTGTCTTTCAGGTTGCGCACGATGTCAGACATTTTTAGGACATGATGAACGCCCCGCGCCCGGTTATACCGGATGGTGCTAGCTACCTGGTGAGCGCGGTCTACATTGCCAAGCCGCACAACTGGCACAAGGCCATCGGTTAGCGCGTAGATTTGCGGGTCTTTGCTCAATATCCAGCGG